CGGGGCGTGATGACCACTCTGTGCGCAAGCGCACAGGGGTGACACAAACGCCATTGTAGGCGTCCATGCCACATGACTCTCGAAAGAGTCCAGTGGTGCAGCTCTTGTCTTTGTTGACTAGCAAGCCAACAAGCTCGAGCCGTTCGATCGCGTCTGAGGCATACGCCTTTGGTACGATCACATCATCGCCATACACATGTACGTACTTACGTACGTGCGTTGGCACACCGGATGCAATGATAGCCCAAACTGTAGTAGCAAGCACCGGGAAGCATAATGCTGAACCCATGGGTGCATACTTACGTAAGGGCAATACTTCATTAGTATCCGGCATGATAGTCCCTTGGGACCTAACTGCCATCAGGCACTTTAGAAGGTGCTCTGGGAACAGTTGCTCGACAAGCCAGCAAGACACCCGATCGCTCGCCTCTTTGAGGTCAAGCGTCACGGGCGCCTCGTCATCACAGTCGAACGCGTTTAAACGTTCGTCTGAACCCTTCAAGGCTAGTAGCCTGTTGGGGGCTTGGTCGGTGAACCGAACCGAATTCCTTGTTAAGGGATTCGTCTCTAGCTCACGAATCATTGCGTCTTTAAGACCTTGCTGAATCCACATATTTTCAAGTGGTTCGCAAGAAATGACCCGAGGGCCACGGGAATCCTTGGGGACCAGCACAATTCGTGCTGGTTCATCAGATTCCTTACGGTTTAGATGTTCGTCTAAACCGTCCACGAAATGACCTAACGAAGCATGAAAATACTCCGCGTAGTCATATTCGCTCGCAATACGCGCATTATAGCGCGAAAACGAATACTTCTCCTCGAGCTGTTCCTTGGTAGAAACAACACCAGGGCCGTGCCGAGGCACTATATTCGTGACATCCAGGTCAGCAAAAACTCTTTTAACAAGTTTTGATGCTCCTGCGACAATGTTTGATACACGTGTTGAAGGATTAGCACTAGTGCCAGTCCTGAAACTACGGTCAAACGAGTCAACTTCCTGCTCCGTTTTTCTAAATGCGGACAGGGCGTTGTCTTCGAGTGTTTTGTCATATGGCAATTCAAGTTTGTAATTTACGAACAAGAGTTGCCTAAGGGACTTAACGCTGTAGACACATGGATATGGAAGAACCATACCGTCTAAGTCTAGAACCCGCTGAAACAGCTCACCGAATAATTTCGGCAGCTGAGTGCCCGGAATCTTACGAAACCGGCCACAGTCCAGTGGTTCCTGACCGAGCAAAGCCTTATCAAGCGCTTTGCCGAGGCGAGGCAGTGTCTTCGTGAGAAGACCTGTCCCTTCCCGTCGGTATCTTGCTCTAACCTTCTGAAGGGTGAGCTTGATCTGACGTGGTGTGATCCCCATGTGTAACGAATAGACGTCAGTGATGAGGTGTGCGATTACTTGATAGTAATCAAGGCTCTTTGTGTCAGTTGCCATTTTATTGGGTAACTTTCCTTGATGCCTGTACATACCTCTAGCACCGATACCATACGCACGCGTGACAAAAATCACGCGTCGGCGGATAGATTACTCTGCGCTTCTCGAGCGCGGAGGAGCTCAGTGTCGCGAGACACCGGGCAACGCGGTCGCACCCACCTGTGACTCTCGTCCAGGCGGCTTTCCCAGCTTGAAGCAGGTAATCCCAGTTTCTGGGCTATACCACACCATACATACGGCGCAATGCCGTACGGTGATAGCTTCTTGCAGGTTAAAGGGGGATAAACCCCGTGCTTATGCGCGTCTGATCGTTCAGCGGAAAACCTTCTTAGGAATTTCCGGCGATCAAATCATCCGAGTAACCAGACGTGTTGAGAAAAGCTTTATGCTCACTCATCAAGTCCTGCATCTGTTGTGTAGTCGCTACTTTAGTGTAGAAACCCACGATGGTCTGGATGTAACCAGTGACTTGTTCTCCAGTGATGGAGTCCTCGAACACTTGTTCATTCCTGACCACGGAGCGCGTGAGGGATTTCAACCCCTTCCCGGTTTCCGTGTGGTCCACAATCAGATGCTTGGGCTGATCAGCTGGTGCCGCAACTTCCTTACGGATTTTGCGGCGGCCGAATGCCCCGCCAAGATCGACATAAATGTGATCTGTAGGCGTTGTATCTGCCAATGTTATCGATGTAGGATATGCCATGCGTTTTACTACGAGCTAATGCTCTATGTTGACTGTTTAACGACAGGAAGAAATTCCGGTCGACAAGCTTTTAATGTAAAGTCCGGCTTGTGCGGATGTGAGGGGTTATTCCCTCAGAGACGAGCGCCAACCAGCGCTGTCCCCATGGTGACCTCTCTTTTAGAGAGATCTGACCACTTAAGTGTGGTCATCATGTCCGGCGTATCAGGAATCCGTTCGTAAACAGACTCTGCATAACGCAGACACGGGACTTCACTCGAAGGTATACACCCGCCGCCGCGCTGCCACGTAGTGAGCAGCTCGTAAGCGTAGTCTATGCTATGAGTGAATGAACGTATTGAGATTCGGGGTTCAATGAGCCTCGACTTCAATTGATCGAGATGGTCGCCAACCTTGACGAACCAATCGACCACGAACGAGAACGGTATAGCGTCCCATAGTATCCTTGGGTTATAGTTTACACCCAGGGAGTCCTGTAGGGCAACCGCCCAGTTAAGCATATGCTCTTGACCTTGTAGGTCGTAAGAATAATGCATACTGGCATTGTACCGAGCACGCGTAATGACCCAGTTGTACCGGTGAATTGATCGGGGATCATTCTTGATTCCCCAACCGCTCGCCGGAGCATCTACGGTCCAGGAGCCACTATATTCCACTAAGGGAATTGTGGTACTCCAATGCGAACGAAGTGGCTTATCGCAGGATGCGACGAGCCTATCCAAGTCCGCTTTCGCGCGTCTGATCGCCAATATAGTGTCCTTGACGTCAGAAATGAGTGGTCGGATGGCGTACTCTGAGAAGAGCACGTCCCCGGCCAAGGTCTTGATAAGTCGCTTAGCAGACATCCGCTTATAGCGGTATGAAAGGACTCGCGTGAGTCCTCGGAACCATCTCTGATAGTTCCTTGCTGAGCCTATGACTTGACTAGGAGCCCGTTTTAGTTTTGGCAGATCAATGAGAGCGTTAATGATGCTCTCGGAGTTCTGTTGTTCTATCTCGGGCCACATCCCCTGTACGGCTTGCGCCGACAGATCTCTCATATGAGCCCTAGCGCTGGTAAACAAACCAGTACTGTGGTCTCCAATGGAGGGTAACAACTGCCATCCGTTGTCGTAGCCCATGGCACGACTCCAGATGTAGTAATTCGTACAAGACGTATTACTTGCTGACGCACTTCCCCTACCTTCGTAGAGCTTGAATTCCTGCTTCTGGTTGAAGCAGTAGTTTTCGCTACCACGGCCACGTCGAGTATCACGCATGGTTTGCCGAAAGGCATCATACGTGAAATCAGCGTAGTAGTAGGTGTTGTTTGTTGAACTGAGAGAACCTGCACCAGTCTGGTGCACAGTTCCGAAGTTCACAGTTGTTGGGGTGCTTCTGGACCTATACCTCATTACGTTACATGTGGAATT